TCCTTACTGTAACATGAAGGAATGTCTAGTCTCTCTGCTCTCTTCTTTGCTTTAGCTTTCTTTTTATTATAAACCATTATAACGATGTCATGTTTAGGACATGCATGATGAATGTTCTCGAAGTTAGAACCATTCCCTGAACACATAACTCCTAATCTCATTTTCTTATCCATCTTGGTAAATAGAATACTAAAAAAGAAAGACCCCAAAAGATCGCCAACGCTATTATATGTAACACCCTATTAGAATTGACTATTAATCCAATGGTTACAAGTCCTATCCAAGTATAATCTAATGTACCATGGAATCTATACCATACATTAGCACCATACTTTGAGATAAATTTATCTCTTTGCTTTGCGAACCACGGTGACACGTGTCGCATCATTACAAATCCTTCGTTGAAGAACATTAATGTAAATCCAATCCAAAAAATCATGACTCTTCAAATAAATGGTGTTTAGATGTGCCAGCATTATCATTAGATATATTTCCTATGCCAGTCTCTTCAGTTTCTTCTAATTTATATTCCCAATCTTCTATCACAGTATTAGATAACATCCTATCAGACAGCAGATCCATTTGTTCTCTTGCTATCTCTTCTGTCTCTGCATCAAACCAGAAGTCTATTGCCTTACCAATCCTCAAGAGATGAGGTTCAAGGAGAGGGGCAATCCTTTTGACGTTATTCATGACTGCATTACCAGCAGCATCAGATACAGATCCCCTCAACCTGACATGTACAAGTGCTTTGAATCTCATCTCTTTGTTGTATTGCTACGTGTTCTGTTATGAATTGCTATGAACTTATCACCAGCAAATGTGCCACCAAGACACACTTCAATCTCATCACCATCTTTCCAGTTGGTTTCACCATTCATTTTGGTGTGAGTCATAGCTAATTGAATTTCATCAATTACTTTTTGAGTTAGTCTCATGTGTTTAATGCCCAAATTAATCTAGCAACCATAATAATAACAAGGATATAGTAAGTCCACATTATAGACATACCTGCCTTATTGTGCCTACTTCCACGTTTATATGGATGACAACCAGTAGGACCAGAGTCCCAACCTGGTTGCATGTAATCCTTAGTAGGAATTTCTCTGCTCATTCTTGACTCCAGTTTTGATAGGGTGGTTCTTCTTCATCAACACGATACTGAAAATGTTTAGTATCAAAGTATGATGGTGGTAAAGGTTTAACATCATCATACGCTCCTTTCATTCTCTTCTTATGTTCCCTCTCATCTAGTACTTCATTGATAAGGATCTTTAATTCCTTAGCATAAGTCTCAGTAAACAATCTCCTTGGAGTAATAAGAGCAGGTTTGTGAACTTGTTTCTTACCCGACTTCTCCCATTCTGCTCTTTGTTCGGGTGTTAGTTCAGGACTCATGCCCTGAGTATCCATCTTACTCATCTTTCTTTTTGTCGAGTAGTTTTTGCCAAGCTGCTATCAAGAGTTCTAACTCTTTTATGCGTTCCTTGGTAGTTTTAATTTTGTCCTCAAGAAAGCTCATTTTTAAGATGTTCTAACATGTCATGTGTGTCAATTAGATTATCAATCTTCATTAACATATCGGCAATATGTTTTGAAACATATGTTTCTTCGTTACGAGCAGAAAATGCTAAGGCATTTTTCAATTCACTCTGAGCATCTCTAAGAGATGATTCAACTTGTTCAGATAAAGGCATTACAAATCTCCTTGTTTACGATTTTCAGAATAGTGAGCATCAAACTCACCACCTGGATATCTTGACTTAAGTTTATCTATATTCATTTCAATAACCTCATCAAGAGATACATCCAATGCCATACATGCTTGCATAACATACCACATGACATCACCTAACTCACGTTTAAGATGGAATAGATTTTCATCATTGACTGGTTTACCTTGGAAGATCATCTTCTTTACTACTTCAGTAAACTCACCTGCTTCAGCACCCATACCAAGGGCAGCAGTTAGAAGTCTTTCAATAGGAATTGCATTCTCACCTGATTGTAGTTCAAAGCATCTAGAATTAAAGGAAATGTAATCCTTAGATTCTTTGGATGTAACTGCGTCTACAAACTCAGCATACTTTTTGGGGTCAATCATACTTTAGTTCGGCAAATGATTTTTTAGCACTAAATTTCTTTACAATCTCTGGTGAATCTTCTTGACCAGAGTCTGCAATATCTGATTGTGCTGATTGCTCTACATCATACAGCCTCATCTTCGCTCTGTCAATACCTATAACAAATCTTTTGTTCATTGTAGGATCATTGTATCGATTCTTTAACTGTTTCACCATGATCTGATTCATACCTTCCAACTCTTCTGTACTAATAAGAGCGAACATAAGGTCAGCAGTAGCGGGAAGACCGAATGACTCAGAGGTATCAGTAAGATCGACATCACTAGACCCATACCCAGAACGAGTTGTTTGGGTTGCACTGACGATGGGAACATTTGTTTCCACTGCGAGTCCTCTAAGTTCTTCTGCAATTGCTTTAACATAAGTATACGAGTTTACTATAGACCCTTTATACCTCTGAGAGGCACAAATATTTAAGTAATCAACAAATATAATATCAGGTTTAATACTTCTCTTCAATGCAAGATCATTTAATAATGATTTAAAATGTCCTACATGAGCAGATGCAGTAGGATACTCTTTTATAATTAACTTTCCTTGTGTTTTCTTACCTAAACTTCTAATCTTATTTTCAAACATAACCTTTGGTAGGTCATGTAATTTCTGAATAGGAATATTTAAAAGATTTGCATCAATACGTTCCGCAATCTTCTCTTCAGCCATCTCCATAGTAACATAGAGAACGTTTTTACCTTCGAGTAAAGCACTTGCAGCAACATGACACATAAACAAAGACTTACCCACACCAGTACCTGCAAGAGCAATGTTAAGAGTCTTGTTAGGAAGACCACCCTTTGTGATCTTGTTGAAGAATTCCAAGTCGAAAGGAATTTTGTCTTCACGTTTATGGTAGAAGTCATATCTCTCTTCAGAATCTTTTATGTAATCATGCCCTACATTCTGATCAAAAGTTACTCCTAAAGCATCACTTAATATCTGTGGTATTGCTCCCTTATCACGTTTAGAATCCTGTCCATCAGCAATCTTAACACTTTCCATAAGTGAAAGATATATTGCTCTCTCTTGACACCACTTCTCTGTAGTATCAACTATCCATTCAAATTCAGACTTCTCATCAGTTAGAGTTGATAGTACTGCAGTAATATCTTTAAACTGATCTTCAGTAAGATCAGTTCTTTCTTGACACTCAATCCCAATAGCATTCAATGATGGTAATGCATTGTATTGACTGATGTATTCATGCACCTCTAAGAAAATTATCTTAAGAGGAGTAGAAGTAAAGTATTCTGATTTTAAAAATGGTAATACTTTACGGGAGTATTCCTCATTGTAAATGAGGTTACCGATAATGGTGACTTCTAGATTCATGGTAAGACTTGAGTCATTCCTGACGTTGTGTAGTGTAAATAAGAACCTATAATATATTTCTTACCCGATACAGGTGGTAATCCTGCATGTCTGTATTGCCACGTTGGTGGGAATACGAGTATACTACCACATTTTGGCTTAACTGCATAGTCTAATTTAGGAAAATTAGTTTCTCCACCTTCGTCTACATCATTCAAATATAAGAAAGCAACTAAAAATCTTATTGCTGACGCATGGTCACCAACATCAACATGATCTTTAAATTGATCTTTCCCATTAGGTTCGTACATCTTCATACGAAACTGTTCAAAGTTATACCTCGAAGGAAAATCATAACCACAATCAGTATCATTAATATATTTTTCTATGGTTGAAAGAAAAACATTTTGCAAAGTCATTTGGATCCCCATCCATAGAGGATCCTTCTGAATAAATCTTTGAGATATATTTAAGTCGTGGAAGGTTGGTCGTTCTTTTCTATCGACATATACGCTATCGGATTTATGAAATGCTTCAATGATAGTTCCACATAAATCTGGACCAATTTGTTCAGGATACGTTCTAACATAATCAATTAATTTAAGCACCGTAACGAAACTCCTTTGCTGCACATTCATCTAATGCTTGCATAATTTCAGGAGTAAAATATTTTTCAGGGTCTTGGTAAACTGCTTTAGGATATACTTTTGCTTCTCCAATTTGGTAGCGGTTTCCAACCTTTGTAAAGATCTCATACTTCTCTCCTAGTTCTAGGAGTCCGTAATAAGAATCTAAACCTCTCTCATCATAGAATAATCTTGTTTCTACTTGAGCGTTTTCTTTTGCGAGTCTCGATTTAGCACTCTTAGCTTTGATAATGTTACCAACAATTTCTTGCGAATCCTTTTCCTTTTTCTTGCTAAGATAGATAATCGTACTCGCGGCATATTTGAGGCCACTGCCTCCTCCCATTTCTTTAGTTGGGATATAAGAACCGACAACATCGTACGTATGGTTTGTTACTATAAGGGGGACGTTTGCTTTTCCTAGTTTAAGAGTTAAGACTCTGAAGATAGACTTCACAACCTGAGCACGAGTCATATCACGAGTTTCTTTACCCGCTTCAGAATCCTCAATTTCTTTTGTAGTAGAAAGCATACCTAAAGAGTCTAACACAAACATCAATGGTTTGCGATCATCTTGAGGTTGTTGTAAATATTTATCTAGAATTCTTATTGCCTGAGTTCGGAATTCCTGAACAGTTGTAACAGGAACTAACATCATACGAGATGAATCAATTCCTCTATCTTCAATTAACTGTTTAGAAATGGCAGACTCTGACTCAAAGTAGATGACACCGCTATCGTTGTTAGACTTAAGGAAATGCTCAACAAGGCCAAGACAAAAATAAGTCTTACCAGTACTCGACTCTCCAGCGAGAGCAGTGATCTTGTTTCCTGGGATTCCACCGAAGATTGACCCAGAAACCAGACCATTGAAAATATAGCTACCAGTGTCGATAAAATTGTTTGTATCACCAGCTGCCACTCCGTCACTGACCAGTGAAGCATATTCATTGTCAATCTCCTTTGCGATGTCTTTTAAAAAGTTCATGATGTTTTTTCAATCAATTTAGTAATGTAATTAGAACGTTTCATGGCCTTTTGAAACCATGAAGCTTCATCCTTATCAAAGAACTCTTTCTCCTCTGGCATTGCACCAGCACCAAAAGCTTTCTTATATTCTACAATGTATGTGGTCATCCGAATAGGA